TGGATATGGTGTTGCTTTACTGCAAGTTAGCGGAACATTTACAGCGACTATTACTTTTGAAGGTTCAACTGATGCTGGAACTACTTGGACAGCTATATCTGCTACTCAAATTGGTGCTGCTGATATATCTACTACTACAACTACAACAGGTTTATACAGAATTAGCTGTACTGGTCTTGATTTAATTAGAGCTAGAGTCACTTGGACATCTGGTACATCAGTCACTGTAGTCGGAAGAGCTACAAATGCTATATTATCTAATAAAGTTATAAAGTTAGCTAGTGGAACAAACCTAGTAGGTAAAGTTTCAAGTTCTAATGAAACATCAACAATGTATGATGGCACAACTGCTCTTACACCAAAGTTTGCTGCTATATCTGCTGCATCATCAGGCAACAACACACTTATTGCTGCAGTAGCTAGTAAAAAAATTAGAGTATTAGCACTAAATCTAATATCTGCTGCTGCCAATAATATCTATATAACAAGTGGTGCAGGTGGAACAGCAATTTGGGCAGGTTCAACCAACAAAGCTAACTTTGCTGCCAATGGTGGTATGGTTCTTCCTTATAATCCTGTAGGTTGGTTTGAAACTCTTGCTGTAAATACAGCTTTAGTGGCTAACTTATCTGCTGCTAGTGCAATAGGTGGCTCAATTACTTATGTAGAGGTATAGGTCTATGCAACCTATAAATGATACAACTTACAAAGTAGAAAATACTGAAGAGCTTGAAGTAAAAGTTGGTGATGAAAAGCAACCAGAAGCTTTGCCAAGAGTAAAAATAGAAGCTTGGAATAATGAAGCCAACTTATCTGTAGGTATTATTCATGATGAAACTCAAGACCACAATATGGATTTGATTGAAGATAAAATTGTATGGGAACAAGGTGATACAACAGCTAGATTTTATAATTTAGATATACCTGAACTTAAAACAGACCAAATAGATTTTATAAATGAGGGTGCAGTTAGTGCTGAAAGGATTGCTGCTACTTATGAAGTAGATAGGTGGCATGTATGGGAAAACCAGACTATTAGATTACACTGGGCTAATAAACTTTCAATGGGTTACTATGGATTTTACCCTGCTAGTGAATTTATAGACTCCAATAAAATAGATATTCCAGAAGTTAGGGTAGCTGCTGCTAACTGGAATGACCCTATGACCTTAGATAGTGATTTGCCTTTGGTTTGTATTCATTACAATAGGGAAAGAGATAATTTAGATAAATTGCACAGCTCAATGATACAAGCAGTTACTGAAATTGTAGGCAATTATGGTATAGAAGCAATTAAATCTGATAACCCTTATAAGTTATATTTTCAAGATGGTGATAAACAAGTAAAGTTTTTCTCAACTGCTTTTATAGATGGCAACTATTACTTATATGTAAATATCAACCATGATTACAACCAGGCATTAAAATATCACAAAGATGAAGATGCACAGCCACACAATGACCTACATGCTCATGGTCTTAAAACAATAAATCCTAATATAACAAATGATATTGTTGTAGAGATAATTGAAAGATATGCAGAAATATATGGCTTACCTTTGGTAGAAAGAGATTTTACTGTTGAAGAAGAAGCAACCATAAATAAAATTCAATCTGCTCATACTAATGATTGGGTGCAGAATGCTACAAGAAATGATATATGGAGATTAAATTCTCTTGAACAACTAGAAAAAGGTTTTGAGTTTGATATTACTTTACAATCTAAACCAGATAGCAATATCTACCCACTTAGTATTACAACCAAAAACTTATCATTTTATAAACAAGGTGAAATACTACCACAAGATGCCAAAGATGATTTTAGAAGTCCAAGTGTGGTTAATTCCTATGCTGTTTATCACAATGAAAAACAAAATAATAAATACAAAACAGGTAAAGCATTTCATATATACAGACCAATTATAAATGATGCTGATGGTAATGAAGTCTGGGGTGATATGGAAATTGAGGAAGATGTATTAAATATAATCATTCCACAAGATTTTTTAGACAATGCAACTTACCCAATAACTATTGACCCTACATTTGGTTATACAACAATAGGTGCTTCTTCAGCAGCAATAAACAATAAAATAAAAGCTTCTGATGTAGTCTTATCTTCAAATACTAATATAACAGGAGTTTTTGCTTATACAACTACTCAACCAAGTGCAGGTATCACAGGCATTTATAATAATGCAGGCAATTTAGTAACTACAGGAAATGCTTTTGCCACTGGTAGTCCTAATAGTTGGTTATTTTCTGGCTATCAACCAACAACATTGGGTGCTGCTACTTATAGATTGGCTGTTTTTGATGGTTCTTCAGGTGGTTATAGCATTAGTTTATCTTATGATACAGGCAGTGGAACATCTTATACATTTGATAAAACTTATGATGCAATTATGCCTACTGATATGGGAAGTTTTACTGAAGAAACTTCTAAAAGATATTCAATTTATGCTTTTGGTGGTTACCAATACCCAATAAATACAGGCAACTCAACTGCTATGGCAGCAACAGGTAGATATAATTCATTAGACACAGGAAATGCTACAGCTTGGAATACAATTGTTAGCCAAATTCAACAGATTGTTCCTGTAGATACAACTTTTAGCAATCTTTCATTTCAATTAGGAACAGCACCAGGAGTAGGAAATTCTAGGGCTATGACTGTATATAATGCAGGTACAGCTACAAATTTAGCTGCAAGCATATCTGGCACAAACACTTCTGCTTCAGATGATACAGATGTTGCTTATATAGCAGCTAATGGACAGGTAACAATAGGTAATGTGCCAACAGGAACTCCTGCTTCTTCATCAAATAACAAATGGAGAATGGCTTATACTGCTGATAATCAAATGTGGTCTGCAATAAGTGTAGCTACATTATCTACTACAGCAACAAGGTATTTGGGTGTGCAAGACCAAGGTGGTGTTGATACTGGAACTGCTGCTGCAACTTCAACAATGCCAAATGATACAGGAGTTTTACAAACTTTTACTGCCAGATTAACAGATGCAGTCATATCAGCTGGTTCTTATACAGTTACTTTAGTAAAAAATGGTTCAGATACTGCTGCAGTTATGACAATTACTTCTCAGACTGCTACCTATACTGCTTCAACAATATCTGTAACAAATGGTGATACACTTTATTGGAAAATTGTGCCAAGTGCAGGAACTGCACCATCTGCTGCTGGAAGAATAGCAATAAGTTGTGAATATGTAAGCAATACACCTGGAAATGGAGTTATATTTGGTGGTGATAATGCCAATGTATCTGGTACAACCTATTCTTCTAGTTTTGATGTTTGGAATGCAACAGAAGCCAATATAAATGCTTTATGTTATCAGCATACAATGAAAGAATTAAGAGTTGATTTGTCTGCTGCACCAACATCTACTAACACTAGGACACTTACTACTAGAATAAATGCTGCAGGTGCTACTCCTGCTGTAACTATTACAAGCACAGCTACAACAGGCTCTTGGTCTGGTACTCAAGCAATAGCCAATGATGATAAATTAGCTTTTGAACATACTTCAACAGGCACTCCTAGTGCATCTACAGTTAAATATGCCTATGTCTTTTCAGCTCCTGCCATAACTGTAACTAATAATAACTATATAAGATTACCTGTAATGGGGGTTGGTTAATGCAAGACATAAAATGCAAGAATTGTAATAAGTTGCTAGGTAAAGCAACAATTATGGTAGCAGCTATAAAATGTCCTAGATGTAAAACTATATTTGAATATCATGTCTATACAAATACATTACATGTAACTAATTCATTTGACATGAAAAATAATAATGATATAATAAATACAGAGTCCGAAATTGAGAGACCTTTCTCCTGATAGTTCAGGGAGGCTCTTTTATTTTGGACATTTTTTATAAGGAGGCTTATGTTAATTAAAACACATGGTTATATAGAAAAAGCGAATAAATTGCAGGAGGGTGAAGTAGAATTCACAGTTTCTACTAACGCAATTGACGCACAAGGTGAAAGAATAGATGTTAATGGTATAGACCTAGCTGATTTCAAAAAAAACCCAGTAGTATTATGGGGTCATGATGGTTTTAATTTACCTATAGCAAAAGCTACTAAGATTTGGAAAGAGGGTAATAAGTTAATGTCTAGAGCAAAATTTTATCTTAAAGATGAATTTGCTCGCAAAGTATATGATTATATTGTAGATGGATACTTAAATGCTGTATCTATTGGTGGAGTAGTTGAAGAATGGGGTACTGATGGTATGACTATTTCTAAATTAAAAATGAAAGAATATTCTGTAGTATCTGTTCCTGCTAATCAAGAAGCTTTAGTAGCTAGTAAATCACTTGATGGTGGTCAGAAAGCTGAATTAAGAGCTTTAGCCAATGGTTATGCTCGCAAGCTTTTAGACAAACAGTCAGGAGAATCTGAATTATCTAAAAATATAGAAGTATTAGAAACAATGGTTGCCACCTTAAAGGAAGTAGTCTTAGGCGAAACCAAAGAGGATAAGGCTAATGAAATAACTAACCGATTTGTTTGCTTGAAACAAGCTCAAGTGGCCGACAAACAGATTGAGAAAGTTATAAAGATAATAAAATTAAAAGGAGGAAACAAATGAGTGAAGTTAAAAAAACTCAAGAAATTGAAATTGACTCAGATGTAGTACAAGCTGTTGCTGAAAAAGCTGCAGAATCTATTAAAGTGCCTAGCGCTGATGAAGTAGCTGAAAAAGTTGCTAATCTTATCAGTGAAAAGGCTGAAAAAGTAGAGAAAAAAGATATCCACGAAAAATGGGGTACTGGTAGTGAGCCAAAGGCTACTAAGCTACTGAAGACAGGTATGGAAACTCTACCTAAAGAAGTTCGTTTTACTAAAGCTGTTATTGCTTCTCTTCGCGGAGATGGTCAAACTATGGCTGAGTACAATGCTTTTGTTAATAAAGCATGGCAAGATGTAAGCAAAGCTAATTACCAGAATGTTACTACAACTGCTGATGGTGGTGCTCTAGTACCAGACCCAGAATTTGTTGCAGAAGTTGAAAGACTTACTGATGACTATGGTGTTGCTGCTCGTCTAGCTGATGTTAGGCGTACTGACCGAGATAGCGTTACGCTACTTGCAGGAACTAACGAAATAAGCTTTACTGCTACTAACGAAGCTACCGCAGTAAATGCTACTAAACTAACTTACAGTGCTTCTACCGCTACTCTAAAGAAGTACATCGCTACTTTGATTATGACTAGTGAAATTCTAGAAGACAGCGCTATAGATATGTTTGCTGACGCTACTAATGAAGTAGCTCGCGCTAGGGCTAAGTTATTTGACCAGTTAGTATTTACTGACGCTACTTATGGTCTTCTAACTCCTGCTCTAGGTGATGCTTATAAGACTCAAACTGTTGGTGCTGCAATTACTAACTTTGACGCTGATGACGCTATGAATGCTAGATTTCAAGTTAAGTCTAGTGTTCGCGCTAATGGTAGATACTTCATGCACCCTACTGTTTGGAACTATCTACGCCAAACTAAAGAATCTACCGCAGGTGGTTACCTATTCGGTGGTGTAGGTCAGAGTGTTACTCCAACTATAGATGGTGTTCCAGTAGAACTAGTTGATGTAATGCCTTCCTATGGTGAAATCGGAGCTAACAAAGCTTTTGCAGTGTTTGGTGACCTTTCACGAATTAAGCTACATGTAAAAAGACTACTAGAAACTAAAGTTTTTGACTCTGGTGTTGTAAAAGACAGCGGTGGTTCTGACTTTAACCTAATTACTCAGGACGCTTTCGCTATGCGAGCTACACTTCGTGTTGTTCCACAAACACGATTTGATGGTGCATTCTGTATAATTGGTACAGGTACAGTAAGCTAAAAGAAAGGAGTTTCTGAATGGCAAACATTAGTAATCTATATGTTGCAGCAGGAAGTCTTATTACTTTTGGTGGTGTAGATTTAGGTCACACAGTTGATGGTGTAGAAATTGAAATAGAAAGAGAATTTACAGAAGTTATGACTGATATTTATGGCAATACGCCAGTAGATATGGTATTAACAGGTCAAAAAGCCACTGTAAAACTTAAACTAGCTGAAATTACACCAGGTATTCTAAGTTATGTAGTTCCAGAAGCAGATTGGGATGTAGGTTCTTCAAATGAAACTCTACACTTCGGTTCTAAATCTGGTTACAGTCTTAGAGATGATGCTTTACAACTAGTGATTACGCCTCAGGCTAAGAATAGTGATGGTAAAAGAACTGTTACATTCTTCAAAGCGGTTTCTACTGATAATGCAAAATTTGCTTACAAGATAGATGAACAATCTGTTTATGAAGTAACATTTACTGCATTGGTAGATGAAAGCAGAAATGCCACAGATGGCAGATTGCTTGGCCGAATGGGTCCTGCCGCCATTAGCTAGTAAGCTAAAACAGAAAGAGAGCCTCAATAGCTCTCTTTTTGTTTATAAATAAATTTGAGTATTAGTTAGCCAACAAATTAACAGAATGACTGCTAGTATGGCTAAAGCTATATTTCTAACTATCTTATCTTTTCTTTCATCAGCTAGATATTGTCTTTCAGCCCTACTAATAAAAGAACCATCTTCTCTATAGACTTTCATTTGTACTCCTTTCTTCATTGTTTAATTCCCATCTGAACATAAATCTTTTTGAATACTTACCATTGTTATACTTATTGCAACATTTAATACAAGCTCCTTTGCTTTTTCTGTTTTTCTTGATTTCAGTCATGCAGATAGGACAAGTGCCCTTATATTTTTCAGGTGGAGTTACTACAGAAGTTGAATAACATCTAGTACCAGTACAACCTATTGACTTGGCTATACTTCGCCAATGGTTATCATGATTATGATGAGCTCCAGCCAATGCGTGAGCTATTTCATGAAGCAAAGTATTCCTTATGTGATGAGAATTACTTCCTAGATTTAATTCAGTTATTTTTTGACTTAGAGTTATTCTTTTTCTATATGTATAGCAGCAACCAAATCTGCTTGTAGCTCTATCAAAATCAAATTCCCAATCGCCAATATTATTTTTTTCAAATAATTCCTTAGCTAGTTTTTTTACTTCTTCTAATGTATTCATTTATTGCTCCTTGTTTATTAACTTATATATATTATATGTTAGCATTAGTATTTAATCAACTAATTTTTGAAAGTTTTTTTGACAAATTCAATTTTTTTTGATACGCATATGTTATAATCTAGGTATGCTAAGAAATTATTACAGCTCAGCAATATTAAGTATAAAGGAACACAAATATGGCGTTGATAAGCTCAGCAGATTTAGAGGCGAGAATAGGGAGGAGTTTAACAGCAGGAGAACAGAGCGCATTTACTCTATTGAACGCGGCATTACAATCAGAAGTAGAAAGAATAATAGGGTCAAAAGTAGAGAGCGTTAGTCCTACTACTAGATATTATGATGGTGGAATTCAACACTTACCTATAGACCCTTGTACTTCAATTACAGCAGTTAAATATGTAGATGATGATAGTTTAGTAGAATATACTTTTTCTGTAAGCGATTATACTCTAGAACCTATTAACAGAACTCTAAAAACTTTAATAAGAAATAGAGATGGCAAATTTAATTTAGGTATAAATAATGTTTCTGTTACTGGTAAATTTAGTATTTATGAAGATACAGATACTCTCAATATAGTTAAAAGTGCTATGTTAGACGCTTTAGCTGCTGAAATAGAAAGCAGTGATAATATTAAGTCTGAAACTATTGAGGGTTACAGCGTTACATTTGATAGTACTGAAAGCAAAAATGCTTTAGACAAAATTTATTATTTATTCCCAAGGATATAGATGAAACCACCAATGCGCCAAGTAGCTACAAAGTATAACTATACTAGAAATGCGTATGGTGATTTTACTGTAAGTACTACTGAAACTCTACCTTGTCATTTTAGATATATAACTAATCAAATATCTGATACAAACAATGAAGTAGTACAATCTGATGCTATGGCTTGGTTTGAACCTGATAGTGGTGTTGTTAATAAAGATATAATACAAATTGACAATACTTTTTTTAGAGTTGAAAAAGTTACTAGAGCTAGAAGATTAAGAGACCCTGAAGTACAATTTATAAAAGTAGATTTACAAAGATATGGAGTTATATCATGAGTGTTAGAGTAAATGATAAATTACCTACTTTCAAACGCAATCTTTATAATGCCTTAAATGATGCTTTAGCAGATGGTAGTAAAGATATTCTAATTAAAGCTAAAACTAGAGCTCCTTATAAAAAAGGTGCTTTAAGAGCAAATAGTGAAACTAGACAACAAAAAGTATTATCTTGGCGAACTTCATTTTGGATTGAATATGCCAGATTTCAAGAATTTGGTGGTGATAATAAAAGAAGAGTACAAAATTATTCTACTCCAGGAACAGGTAAAGAATATTTGAAAAAAAGTGGAGATGAAGTAGCTGAAAGTTTAGTTATGACATTAAAAAAACATACACAAAGGGCTAGGGCGTAATGGATATTGCTAATACAGTAGCTAATTATTTACAAACAGCTGGTTTTGGAACAGTAGGCAGTGATATTTTTGTTGGTTATATTCCAGATGATACAAATGGTGTATGGATAGAAAGAATAGGTGGCAACTTAAATTATTATTTACCTATAGAAGAAAGCGTAGTTAATATTTATGTAAAAAATACAAAAGCTAGTATAGCAATAGATAAAATTGAAGATATTAAAAGGTATATACATAGAATGTATAGCGTAGATAGTGCTACATCTTATATTTATACATTATTGGTATTAAGTGATGTAGAAGATTTGAGTAGAGATATAGAATATGAGAAAGTATATAAGATTACTGTGCAAGTAGTATTCAGAGATAAAACACTAATAAGTTAAAGGAGAAAAATATGGCATTAACAGTACAAGATTTACAACCAAAAGATTTCAAAATAAATGTTAAAGGTGTTGAATTAACATGTAAGCCACCTAAGCTATCACATATGTTAGTTTTAAGTAAAGTAGGCAATTTATTTCAAGATATAAATAGTGCTAGTAGAGAAAATATACTTTCAGCACAATCAGACTTTAATTGGGCTATTTCTGAACTTATACCAGAATTACAAGATATAGATTTAGATATGCAATCTACTATAGATATAATTACTGAAATTATGAAACAAGTACAACCAGAAGAAAATATTGAACTTGAACAGAAAGGCGTTAAGTTTGATACTGACCCAAAAGTAGAGAAGGTTGGCTGATAATGTTTGTAGATTTTCTTAATTTTTATAATTATACAGCTGACCAAGCTCTTAATGAATTGGCTAAAAGATTTTTTAGTCTATGTGCAGGTATGTATAAAGTAAAAGCAAGAGAAAATCTAACTCAGCTAACCAATCTTTCAAATGGTATGAATGGTGGGAAAGAAGCTAAAAAACTAGCAGATGTTTATATGACAGAATATGAGGGTAATGATAGAATACTTAGAGAAGTAAGGAATGTAAAAAAATGAGTACAAATGTCGGTAGTATCCATTATGACTTGAATCTAGATACATCTAATTTTGATAGACAAGCTGCTGTTGTTCAAAATAAAGTTAAAGATATAGGTAATAAAATATCTGGTATTGGAGATAAAGTAGCAAGAACAGGTGAAAAGCTGACATTAGGTTTAACTTTGCCTATTTTAGCAGGCGCAGCTTTTGCTGTAAAAGGTGCTTCTGATATGGTAGAGAGTTTGAATAAAGTAGATGTTGCTTTTAAGGATTCTGCTGAAGAAGTAAAAAATTGGAGTAAAACTACTCTAAAAAACATAGGGTTAGCCAAAGGCAGTGCTTTAGACGCTGCAGCTTTGTTTGGAGATATGGGTACTTCAATGGGATTAAACACAAAAGAAGCGGCTAAAATGTCTATGAGCTTAGTAAATTTAGCAGGTGATTTGGCTTCATTTAAGAATATAGGTATTGACCAAGCTACTACAGCTTTAGCAGGTATATTTACAGGAGAAACTGAAAGCCTAAAAAGATTAGGAATAGTAATGACAGATACAAATGTAAAAGCCTATGCTATGAAAAATGGTTTTACTGGTGTATGGGAAGAAGCTGACCAATCTACAAAAGTAATCTGGCGATATAAATATGTAATGGAACAAACTAAAAATGCTCAGGGTGATTTTGCTAGAACATCTACTAGTACTGCTAACCAAATTAGATATACCAAAGAAAGGGTAAAAGAATTATCTGCAGAATTTGGTGAAAGACTACTACCTATTACAGGAAGAATCCTAGATAAAATGAATGAGCTACTTGATAAATTTGAAGGGTTAAG